GGCGGTTTGGACGCAAGTACGGTTAGAGTGGATGAATACTCACAAGCAGACAGCGCGGCATTGAAAAACGTTCTAACGTCTTCAATGGGTGCGCGTCTCAACCCTTTAACTGTTGTTATAACGACGGCATCGGATAAACATACAAGCCCCTTTGTAGATATGCTGAAAGGGTATAAAGCTATCTTGCGCGGTGAGCTGGATAATGACGCGATCTTTACACATATCTTTGAGCCGGATGTAAACGACGAAGAGGGCGACCCTGAGACATGGCGAAAAGTTCAGCCACATTTGGGCGTTACGGTTTATGAAGATTTTTATAAAAGTGAATATCAAAAGGCTTTGTATAGTGCAGATGATGCTCTGGAATTTCGCACGAAGCTACTTAACATCTTTGCATCCAATAGTGCAACTACTTGGATAGAGGCGAAACAAATAGAAGAGCGGTTTAAAAAGGTTCAGATAGAAAACATAACGAGTAAACCGCCGACAATGGTAGGCGTTGATCTATCTGTGAGAGACGACTTTTCAACGGTTACATATAACCTTTATTCGATTGATAGTAAATCGTTTCATTCTTATACTGACTATTATTTCCCAGAGGGTGCATTGGAGAAACATCCGAATTGCGAATTGTATAAAGGTTGGGTTAAAGCAGGTTACTTAAAGTTGTGCAAAGGTGATATTATCGACTATCAACAGATAGTTGATGATATTCTGAAAAAGGCTAACAATTTATGTATTATGGGTATTGGATATGACCCGTATAAGTCAGCCGAATTTGTGAACCTATTATCATCTTCCGTAGGTGGTGAGGCTGATATTATTAATCCGGTGAAACAAACATACGGTACTTTTACCAGTCCGGTAGAATCGTTTGAAATTGCTGTCTATAGTAATAAAATTAGTTTCGACCCTAATCCTATAACTCCTTATTGTTTTGCAAATGCAGTCTTGGATGAAGATAGGAACTGTAACAAAAAGCCTATTAAAAAAACGCATAATGCAAAGATAGATTCTACCATAACCAACTTAATGACTTTTCATTTATTCAATAACTTAACATCTTAGTATATGAGACTTAAAGAGTATTTTTCAAACAAGATAGGAAGCATGCAAAGGCGGGCAGATGAACCCGGTAAAGATGTGGTGGTTACCCCTTCTTTACCGAAAGTTCCTAATCAACCTATCAACGTGTATAGTACTGAACAGGCAATGAAACTTTCTGCTGCATATCGTTGTACTGCTATTTTATCCGGTACAATTGCTTCTATGCCGTTATTGATTGAACGGAAGTCAAACGGGTATTTCTCTTTAGACGAACAGCACGAGCTTTATCGGCTTCTTGATGTACAACCTAATTCCAGAATGAACATTTTTGAGTTCATTAGGAATATGGTTTGCCACATTATCAATGAAGGAAACGCTTACATTGTGATAAAACGCAAATTTGGTGCGGTTAGCGAATTAGTTTTGTGTTCAAAGAATACAGTCTTTTATGATATTCTGCATGATTATTATACCATTTCAGACCCTTATAACCATCTTTATGGTAGATATGAACCTTATGAAGTTATTCACCTTAGGAATAATTCTTTAGATGGCGGCTATACGGGCGTTAGTACTATTACGTATGCCAGCCGTATTTTTTCAATTGCCGCAAGTGCTGATAATCAGAATCTACGCACATTTCAAAATGGCAGTAAAATAAAGGGGTTGGTTTCTGGAAAGAGTTTAAGCGGTGCTATTGGGACTAATAGCCTAACCGACAAGCAGGGGAAGGACGTAGGGGAAAGAATTGAAGAACAGTTTAATGGCGGTAGGGATATAGCCTATATATCTGGTGATATGTCTTTTCAACAACTTTCAATTAATCCTATTGATGCGCAGCTACTAGGAACAAAGGAACTATGTGTACTGGATATTTGCCGTTTCTACGGTGTACATCCAGATAAAGTATTTGCCGGACAGCCTACTAATTATAAAGCTTCTGAAATGAGTAACGTATCTTTCTTAACTGATACATTGCAGCCCATTTTGAGGCAGATAGAAACGGAGTTCCGCGCGAAACTCATAGCTACTCCCGTGGCGCATATATATCGGATAAGGTTTGATCGCGCGGCTCTTTACCAGACAGATTTAACTACACAAATGGCGTATTATAAAGGACAGATAGAATCGGGGCTAAAGACACCTAATGAAATACGTATGATGCAAGGTGATGCGCCATTACCCGGAGGGGATGTAGCGTTTATATCGTGCAACGTTGCGCCGATTAATTCAGCCAAAATAAAGGGGGAAACTGCATCTATTGTTGAAGATGAAAAAATGGAGATACCAAAGTTAGAGTAAAGCGGATATTGTAAAACGTTGATAAATGGAAATACGAAGTTTTAGCGAATTAGGCGCACCGAGAGTAACAGGGCGAACGGTTGAGGGCTACGCGGTAGTTTTTAACCATGAAAGTAAGGTGCTTTTTGATAAAGCGAACAAACGCTTTTTCATTGAAATTATTGAAAACGGGGCAATCACAGAAGAACTTTTGCGCTCATGTGACATAAAAGCTCTTTTAGAGCATAACAGACAACGGATGTTGGCAAGATATACCCGCGGAATCGGTTCTCTATCTTTAGAAATTGATAGCTACGGATTGAAATATAAGTTTGAAGCTCCTAATACTGCTGATGGTGATTACGCTATAGAGATGATAACTCGCGGAGATATTAACGGTTCTTCCTTTGAGTTTTACACGAATGAAAAAAATGTCACTTATTCAAAAAGAGACGGGATTGTAATTCGCAAGGTTCACAAAATAGACCTGATAACGGATGTTTCGCCTGTGTCTGCCCCTGCCTATACTGGCACAGATGTTACAGTTCGCAGCATTGACGACGTTATAGGCGAAACAGAAGATAAAAGCTACATACAGGAAATTAATAATTTACGAAAATTTATTTGATTATGAGAAAAGATTTTGAAAGAGTTGCAGAACTTAAAGAACAGATGCGTTCAATGTTGGATAAAGCGGAAGTAGAGAAACGTTCGCTGGATGAAAAAGAGAAGGAAACCTTTGCGGCGTTGAAGACAGAAAAGGAATTGCTTGAAATGAAATTGGAACGGCGCAACTTAGACAGAAGTAACCCGGCATTTGTATCTGTTAATCGTCCGGCATTGTTTGCAAATGTGGTTGATGCCATTGTGAACCGTCGTTCTTTGGATGAATACGGCGACGCAGTGAACGAAAATGGCATAAAAGTAGAACAACGTGCCGAAGTGATTACAGATGCTTCCGCTGTAGCCAACTTAACGCCTGTTGTGATTGGTGAAATTATCGAACCACTTGAAAAAGGTTTGGTTATTGATAAACTAGGTATCAAAATGCAAAGCGGTTGTGTCGGTGAATTGACATTCCCAACATTGGCAGCAATTGAAGCTAGTATCATGGGGGAAAATGTAACCGTTACTGATACAAAACTGGATATTGGTAAGATTACAGCAACGCCGAAACGTATCTCTATTTCTGTGCCTGTATCTCGCCGCGCTATTACTCAATCCAATTTAGCGTTACAGAATCTTGTTCTGAAACAGATGTCTTTAGGTGTTGCGCGTGTGTTGAATAAATGGATGCTTAGCGGCACAAAGTTAGCGAATGCAAGTGACGGCGTATTTGTGAAAGCTGCACCGGATGCAACTTATACAGCGGCAAACGGTATTAAGTTTAAAGACGTTGTAGCTTTGGAAACTAAAGTTCTTGATGCAGGTGTTGATACTACGGACGGAACGGCGGCATATATCTGTAGCCCGAATGTTTACGGTGCTTTGAAATCGACTCCGATTGAATCTGGTTCACCGCGCATGATTATAGAAAATAATATTATGAACGGTTATCCGGTAGTAGTTACTAATTATATGGATGCTGATGCGCTTGGTTTTGGCGTGTTCTCTTACAGTGCTATCGGTCAATTTGGAGATATTGACATTGTTGTAGACCCGTATACCGAAGCAAAGAAGAACAAAGTTAACTTTGTTTTGAACACTGAATGCGACATCGTTGTAGCTCGCAAAGAAGCCTTTGCCGTTCTGAAAAAGACTGTGTAATCTTTTTGTTTGATTGTTTACCAAAGGGGCAGGGCGTAATGTCCTGCCTCTGTTTATTCTATACAAAAATGAATGAATACGTAACATTAGAAGAATTGAGGCAGCATTTGAATGTTGACTTTGATCATGACGACGCATATATAAGCGGTCTGATTGAACCTGTTCAACTTGCTATAGAAGCCTACTTAAACAGACCGTTAACGGAACTGGTTAAAGACGGGAAAATAGATCGCCGTATCTGGCACGCAATAAGAATACTTGTTGCAAACTACTATGCAAACCGTGAAGATATAACATTTGCTGCTGCTAATGTTATTCCCGGTCATATTGCACTATTACTACAACCTCTTAAAAAATACACATAATGCAGGCAGGATTACTAAGAGAAATTATCCGGTTTCAGGAAAGTAGGACGCAACGTGATGAATTGGGCGGTTCTTCTGATAATTGGGTAGATGTATTTTCAAAGCGTGCTGATGTTAGGTTTGCATCCGGTAGCCGGACACTGGTAAACGGCGAAGTCTTCAACCCGTTGGCGATAACTTGCAAGATAAGGTATTGCAAAGAGATACACGAAAAAATGATATTCATTTATGAAGGAAGAAAGTATAAGATAATTTCTATTAATCGCGATAGACTACAACAATGTACGATCATACAAGCGGAGTTAATCAATGAGTAATGAAATAATATCCGGGCACAGGGTTAGTGTTGATGTAGAGCAAGTAAATAGGCTATTAACGCAGCTAAATGATAAGGACGCTAAAAAAGCGATAAAGTCGGCTATTCGTAAGTCTGCATTGATAATCAGGAAAGAGGCTCAAAACAGGCTGGTTTCTTCGATACCGAATGCGAGTAAGTCAGTATCAAAGAAGGGTACGACTTATAAGCCATTGAAGAACGATATAAATTTAGCGGTCTACAGGGATGCAGGCGGCGCACGCATTGATTTGCTGAATAAAAGGAAAAAGGGGGCGCGTTCCTACGTTCTCCGATTTATAGAGTTTGGGACAGTAGAACGCGCTACCAAGAAAGGGGCAAACAGGGGTACTATGAAAGCTTACAACTTTTTTAGTGATGCGATTAACGCAAAGAAGAAAGAGGCAGAAGACGCTTTGCAGCAAAATATATTGGATTCAATAAATAAGGTAATAAGCAAGAATAAATAAAATGAGTCTATCTATCGGCGTACATATATATGAGAAGTTAACATCATCTGCAAGCCTCAAAGAACTTGTGGGTGATAAGATATTTCCGGTATCAACACAACAGGCTACAACCTTTCCTTTTATTCTATATAAAAGAAATTCACTTGTTCCCAATGTAACAAAGGATAGGTATGCTACAGGTGATAATGTGGAGGTTGAAATAGTTGTTGCTGATAGTAATTATATGCGCTCTGTTACTATAGCGGAGAAAGTACGCTCATTGATCGACCGGAAATCAGGAAAATATAAAACGTTCTCCGTTGTTGATGCCGGGCTGATTTCTACCGATGAATCATTTGCGGAAGATACATTTATTCAGCGACTTACATTCTCATTTGAAACTGAACCAAACATTTAAAATTAAATTATATGTCAGCAAAACAAGTATTAGGAAAAGATTTGATGTTGTTCATTGGCGGGAAAGCAATCGCGTTGGCAACATCATGTAAATTAGGGCTATCGGCTGAAACGATTGATACACAAAGCAAAGATAGTGGAATGTGGAACGAAAAGAGCGTCAAGAAACTTGCTTGGAACTGTTCTAGTGACAACTGCTTTAGCGCAGATGAGGACATTAACGGTTATGATAAATTGTTTGCCTTGTTTGTTGCTGCTGAACCTGTTGAAATTGCTTTCGGTATTCCAAAGAACAAAGGAAATGAAATGCCTGCCGCTGGTTGGACTTTACCCGCAAAGCCATACAAAGGTAAGGCTGTTATCACATCTTTGGAACTGAATGCACCTGACGGAGATAAGGCAACTTTTTCCGTATCGCTTGATGGTACAGGCGCATTGTCGCCCGTGGCTGAATCCGCTCCCGCTTCTAGTGGGGCAGGCAAATAACTTTATTTCCTTAATTTGGGGCGGTGAAAGCCGCCCTTTCTAATTTATCATGTATGAAAAAGATTATTATTAAAAACGTAGAGTATATTTTAAAGAATATTCTAAAGAACTTCTTTGTTTACGAGGAAATAACCGGAAAAGCGTTTGTATTCGGTAAGTTGATAGATGAATACATACTTTTCTACAGTACGTTAATCGCTAATAACGAAACTTTCTTTATGCCGTTTTCGGAGTTTATAGACCTTTGCGATACAGACCCCGGTTTATTTAATGCTTATAAATCGTTTGTAGTCGATGAACTGACTTTACAGCAGCAAACCGCCGAAGCTGGCCATAAAAAAGGCTCAAAAAAAAAGAAAACCCGGTAAGCGTACATGAGCTATACGAGCGTGTAGTAGGTGAGGGCGGTATATCTCCCGAATACTTTTTGTATAAAATGACATTCGGAGAAATAGAAACATTTCTTGCTGGCTTCTACCGCCGTAATCGTGAGATGTGGGAACAAACGCGCATACTAGGTTATATAATAGCGCAGTCGAATAGCACGAAGAAACTGAAACAAACTGATATACTCCGTTTCCCATGGGACAGTGAAGATATAGAAATTAAAGATACAAGCGTTTCCGATGAAGATATGAAACGTCTGCGTGAGATGGCAAAACAAATAGAAAAAACTCTTTAGGCAAATGGCTGATATAATAACTCGTTTACTTTTAGATACAAAAAACTTTGATGCTAAGTTAGATCGCTCAAAGTCCAGCGTGAATAGTTTTCAAGGCGGTATTAGCAATATGGCAAAAACTGCCGGGGCTGGCGTACTTAAATTTGCTGGTACTTTAGGTATAGCTATGGGGGCAGGTGAGGCATTTAATAGAGTTCTGAATAGTAGTCAAGAATTAGGGGATATGACCGCGCGTAATATGGCTGCTTTAAAGACTTCTGTAGATGATTTCTTTTACTCTCTCGGAAGTGGTGAATTTTCGTCTTTCCTGTCTGGACTTGGTGATATTATCGACAAGGCAAAGGATGCTCATAGCGCATTAGATCAATTGGGTAATACTAAAATTAGCCATAGTTATTTTAGTGCTGAAAATGAAAGCAAAATAGCCGGGGCGCAATATGTTGCAAAGAATAAGTTTGCACCACTGGAAGATAGAGTAAATGCTTTTGAGGACTGGCGGGCAGGATTGGAAACACAGGGGGAAATAAATAGAACATTGCAGTACGATTTAATAAAGGCTATAACTACATCCGTGGAGTCTGAAATAGGGGCGACAAAGTTAGATGTAACTATGGATGATGTTCGTATGGCATTAAAGGTAGATGTAACTAACCCGTTAAAGCGTGATGAACTGAAAAACCAATATTCAGCAGAATACAAAGAGTATCGGAAGAAGGTAAGTAAGTTAGACGCTGCTTATCAGCATTTTGATAAGAATGGAAATATAACCGATGATATAAAAGGAGAATATAGGCTTAAAACACAAGTAGAAAAAGACAATGAGCTAGCAAGACTTAACGAAAAATACAGAGAGGCAATAGTTGTTAATGCCATGCTCAATAAGTATGAAGATGAGGAACTAACAACCATTGCAAATATGGCTATTGAATACAGAAAATTGGATTCTGCATTAGCTTCTACAAGTAGAGAATATAACGAAACTGCTAACGAATTTAATAACGCAAACAAGGCAGTTAAAGGCTTTACGGCTGTAGCCAGTTTGGAAGGATATAAAGTCTATAGCGGTTCTCCTACACCTACTGGAATAAAGCCTACAAAGCCTGCGCCTGCTGGTTCTATTGGTATCTTGAACGAACAGATAACGGTTAAGAACAAGGAATTATTAAATGCTACAACAATACAAGCGCGTGCAGAAATACAGAAAACTATTAATGATCTTGAAGCGCGGAAGATAAGTTTAAATATAGCAACGGAGAAAGAAATATTCAGGGATAAGTACGGGGAAAATAAACTGGATGCGACAAAAGCACAAAAACAGTTCTCGGAGTATATCAATGTTGATAAAGAGATTTCAGTTAAAAGCAAGGAACTAACAAACGCAACTACTGAACAAGCGCGTGTTGCTGTACAGAAAACAATTAGTGAGCTTGAAGAAAAGAAGATCAGGTTAAAAGTTTCGATAGAAAAGGAGATTCAGGCAAATAGCGTAGATTCCAAAACTAAAAAAGATTTTACCGAATATATTTCTGTAGAAGAAGATATTGCAAAACAGAACACACAGCTAATAAATTCTACGACGGAACAGGCACGTACTGCCGTGCAAAGTACCATTAATGAGCTTGAAGCGCGGAAAATTCAGATTAGCGCAAATATCAGTTTGAAACCTGATTTGTCGTCTGAAATGGTGGGCGTATTGAATAATGGCAGTATAGACAGGAAGGGAAAGCAGGTAACTAAGGGTTCTAATGCTACTGATATATCTAAAATCAAACTTCCTAAGTATGAACCCATCTTTAAAAAGGAAGATATAGACTTGAATAACGATTTCGCTGATTCACTTTCCGGGATTGGTGATATGATGGGTAGTTTATCCAGTCTGTTTGATGAGAATACAGCCTCTGCTTTGCAATGGGGAAGTACACTTTTGATGGCTATTGCGCAAGCTACCCCGGCTATTCTTGGAATGATGGGGGTAAAGGAACAGGATACAGCAACTACAAATGCGAACACAACAGCAGAAGTTGCAAACGCTGGTGCTAAGGCTATGTCGGCTCATTCTGGTATTCCATTCGTTGGTATTGCGTTAGGGCTGGCAGGTGTAGCCGCTATAATTGCTGCTATGTCAAGTATGCCACATTTCGCAACAGGCGGTATCGTTCCCGGTACATCGTTTACAGGCGATAAAGTTCCAGCCTTATTAAATAGTGGGCAAATGATTTTGAACGGAGCA